AGTAGCTGTTGATACTGTTTCGACTCCCATCTTAGTACCTTTTACTGCACCTGCTGGAATAGTAGCTACTCCATTATTTGCCAAAGTCACATCTCCAGAAAGAACTGCAACAGTAGCAGTAGTACCGTTCCCGATCATTACTCCTTTGTTTGTTGACACATCGAGTTCTGCCCCAAGACCGTTAGAGTCTCCGAGGGCAATAGTACCTTGAGAAAGAGCAATTTCTGTCTCGCTCGCTTTAGCACCGTACATCAAGGCTGGGTTATAGTTTTTGTGGTCTATAGTCATAGTGTTTTTATGTTTTATGAATAAGAACACTAGAAGCTATACGCTCGTAATTCCTGTAAGTTTTCCATGTCGTTTTGGATTTGTAGTAATGAACTGTCCACCGAAGTACATATGTCCAACTACTGCACCAGCGTTTGCTGGGATAATCCAGTCACTCCATGAAAACCCAAGACCCATTGGAGCTGAATAGTCATTGCCTTCGATTTGAGACTTGTAAGCAACTGACTTAGCACCGTGGAAAGAAAGAGCATGGAAGTCAAGGAAGTTCTCGTTGAGTGAGAAGAATGTACCAGCGGTACACTTTTCGTCAGCCAATACTGGCTTTCCACTGTATGAGAGAGAGTCAAATCCTGTTCCACCATCAAGACCTTTGATTTTACCAGTGGTGTTTTTGACCATTCGTTCCTGTGGTCGGAGAAGTTGTCCGTAGAAGTTCCATACTGCTTCTGTTGTGTAGTGTGCTGTTGGTCTCTGTGAACCAGATTTTACTGCTGCATCAAGAGTGTCCAATAAAGCAAGAGTCAAAGCCCCACCTGAAGCAGTAACAGTTGATTTAAGAGTTATGAATGTACTTCGTGAAAGTCCACCGATAGTAGCAACAGTAGTACCGTCATCAACCAAAGCACCAAGTCCAAGAGGGTCTTTGTTGCTGTTGCCTGTTCCGTCTGCATAGAAGATAGTACCGAGGTCGTCAGCCATGTCTTCTGTGTCTGATTGGATTGTTAGTTTCATCAAGTCAAGAACCTTGCTTTCTGTATCAGCTACTGAGAGTTCATCTCCAGGGAGTGAACAAGTGATTTGATAAAAAGAAGGTGTGAACTCAAGGAATTTTCGGTTGTCTGTAGCAGTAACTGCGAAGGTATCATATCCTGAGAATGAAGTACCTGTTGAGTTCTTACTTACTTTGATTGCTTGTCGTAGAGTTCGCCCACTCCATTCTTTTGAAGCTCGTACAATTCTTTGAAAAAGAACATTTGAGTTCAAGATAGTATCAACACAAAAAGGCAGATATTTCTGTTGTACAGTTGTCTGTATACGTTGTCCGTAAAGTTCAGCCATATAAGTTAAGTTAGTGATTTATCACCAGGGTCTTGTATATTTGAAGTCCTCTGATGTTGAGTAGTCTTTTGTCTTTTCTTCGGAGTATTTGTCCGAAGTGGTTGATTCAGCGATTTTCTTTTTTGCGTTGAGGTTGTCTTGCTTCTTGAAGTCTGTGCTTGACTTCATCAACTTATACGCAACACGATAATTCCACTTGCCCTCTGTGTCCACTAGTCTTTCGTCTAGTGTGGTTTTGAGAAGTTTATTACGGTCAATCTTTACACCGTATTCCTTCTCTAACGCTTCCACTTCTGAGTTCATGTATGACGTTGCTGCGTCAATGGATTTCTTGTCCGATTCTCCTTTTTCTTGGATTTCTCTTACTGCTTCTTCTCTCGCCTTTGAAATCAAATCGTTGTTGAATCTTTCATAGTCTTTCCATTGTTTGTCATCGCCCCCGAACCAATCGGGTATTTCTGTGCTGTCATCGGATGTTTTCTTCACCTCGACATTATCTCTTAGCTTTTCAATTTCTTTGGAGTGACGCTCTTCTTGTTCGTTGAAGCGTTCTTTCCAGTCACCTTCACGTTCTTTCCAGCGTGGGTGTGTAGCGAAATTGTCCTGCTTTTCTTCCGTTGTAATTTCTTCTTCCTCCTCTTCCTCCGACTGAGGTACAACGACTTCTTCTTCTTCGGTTGATGAATCCTCGGAGTTATCCTCCGTGTTCTCGATAGGAAAGGCTGGGTCCCCTTCTCTCTTGAACGGCATCGTGTTCTCTTCCATACTACTTGTGTTTAGGGTTGAGTGATGTCCCTATATTAGCACTCACAATTTTTAGAAGTTTACGTCTTGTTCCATCGGTACACTTCCAAGGTCTTCTCCTTGTGGTGGCATACCTTGTGCTTGTTGCTCTTGTTGCATAGCTTGCTGTTGCATTCCTAGAGCTTGTTGTACTAGAGGGTTTTCTGCATACAGTATCTGTGGAGCGTTGATCTCTAGCCATGCGTTAGCAGCCAAGTTCTCAGCGTCTGGATACTCTAGTCTTTTGTAAAGGTCGATAGTGGACATCTTCCCTGCCCCTGCAAGCTCTATGGCTTGGTTGGCAATCGTAGTGCTGTCCTTCGGGAGTAGTGAGCCTTCCTTGACTGATATATTGAGCCTAGGTGGCTTTGCTCCTTCTATGAATTGGTAGTCTGTGTCGTATACATAGAGCATTTGCAAGAACCAGTTGTATACCTCATCGGCGAATTGTTCCAGGTATTCTGTGACCCCTCCACCTATTCTGTCTGTATCAAGGCTCTTACCGATAATCTTTCCTCTGACAGTTGTTTCTCCTGATAGTCCTGACTGTGACAATCCTTTTACACCGAATATATCTCTCATTCGTGAACGCATATCAGACAACTGGTTGTATACGTCTGATGGCAAACCTCCTATGTTGAATCTGTCTATTGCATCTCTTGGAGAGCCTGCTGGAATGACGATCGTACGACCCTTCCTTATTGCCTTCGTTGCGTCAGTGGCTTGTTGTTTGGTAAGTCCTGACCTCTCCATGGACACAATCATTCCTCCATTCATTGAGTCTGCGTTTTGGTCAATCTGTTTGTTTCGCTTGTTAATAAGGTCCTGAATAGCGAGATTTTGTTGGATCAGTCCAGTATTATCGAAAGGTCTGTCACCGAGATTGAATACCGACATAAACGAGTAGGGCATTCTTGGTGATCGGAAATGATTGAGTCCTTCCACTTCATTCTCTGTTGCTGTTTCTTGACCGTAGTCATCAACCTGTGTATCCTCTTCTGTCTTGTCGTAATTCCAGTGAGGGTTTTTTCTTTTCAGGAGGACTTCTTTTCCCATGGTCCAACACATATATTCTGGTGTCCACCATTCAATGAATTGTACCTCTGTACCTTCTTGTTTGTCGGTGATTGCACGTATAATTTCTTTTGCCTTACCTTCACTTAGAATAGCGAGAAGTCGTGAGGCTTCCATTTTCCGATATTCTCCAACTCTTCCTCCTGTATATCCATCTTCATCAATCGTTGCGTCTGGATCGAGGATAATCTTCTTTGGTCTTATGATTCTGAGAATAGGCATATCTTTGTCCAGGTCCCACCCATACTTTCCGACTGCTACATGGTAGATACTCCAGTGTCGTGCCGCCTTCTTTAGTTTCAAGCGTATTTTATTCTCATCACCAAGGTCTGCGAGGTCTCTCTTTACTTTGTAAACAAAACTCTGTCCTGCTTCAGTTTCTTTTTCCTTAGAATATAGTGTAACAAGAGGCTCTGGGTTTCTGCGTGTTGCTTGAGGTAAAAATGTTTCTAGAGATTCAAATATAAGATTGTCTACCAGTGGTCTGTTGCCTACAGCAGTTTGTGCATCAAACTGCTTGCCTAGCCAGTATTTTTCGTTCTCTGTTATTTTTTTTTCCCAATCTGTTTTCTTGCTTGATTCTTTCCAAGCCTTTTCCCATTTTTGGGTGAGTTTAGTTAATTCTTCATCGGACATTGTTAAAGTAAGCTCTGGGAGCTTTTCTGAGACGACACCTTCTTTTAGTTCCTCTTCTTGGTTTTGTCCGCCTTGTTTGTTTATGTCTGCTCCGAGAGAAACATACCCTGCTATTCTTGAATCTTGCATATAAAAAAAGGGCTATCAGAAGTTATCCGATAGCCCGCTTTTGCGTTAAAAAAAGTAGGAGCTAGTTTATTTATACAAAGTATAACATACTTTTTAATTATGTCAAAGACTTTTTGACTTCTTGTACGTCATGTGATACAGGTACACGCTTTGTATCATATTATTGTTCAGATTGACTTCAACCTTTCCGCTTTCAAGGTCAAAAACGCCTGCAGTTAGCAAAGAAATAAACTTATCCCTGTGCTTCATGTACTTCAAGAAGAGTACAGCGTCTTCGTCTGCCATGAATACTGAGTTGCCTTTTATTTCTTGTGACATAAAGTTATCCACTTCTCCAATCGGATTCTTTACTGTCTTCTTGTGCATCAAAGAACTCTTCTGGGTTAAACGAAACAGTACCGTCTGCTGATAACATATAGCTATTTTGTTTTATTTCAGTTGCATCTTCTACAATACTTCCCATGCCTGCAAATCTCATCATGCCTACCCTCCAAAATAATGTGGACAACGCTCTGTGATCACGACCACTTCTTATCCACTTATAGCCTTTCACTTGATTTGTAATAGGGTCAAGCACTTTCATCTTCGCTAAATTATTCCAATCAAGCCAATACTCGTACCAATCATCTTCTGTGCCATGTACTACCAAACGCTTTGTCCTGAACTCATCAACTACGAGTTGCATCATTCTATTTCTGTCTGCACTACAAGCCCCATGTTCGTCACCAGTCCCCCACTTGACTAGCTCTTTGGTGTTTCTGTCCCCTGTTAATGCACAGATGTATACTCTACCTATCCACCTCTCAGCAAACGCCCTAGAGCCTATCAAGTCCCCTCCTGAGTCTATAACAGCTATTGCCTTCGGATAGCGTCTCATTAGTCCGTCTAGCTCGTCATAGTTGTCACAGTCCCCATGGTAAAAAAGCCCCTTCTCGTTGCCCATTACATAATCAAGTCTTAGCCCTGTGTCTATTCCTATAACAATACGCTCTGATTGGTGTTCAGCCCATGGTTTCCCTGTAAGGTTTTGGAAGAAGCTCTCTTTAAGAAGTTTTGAAGCCGAATCTGCAAAAGGAAGTCCTAGTACCTTGGTATACCAAAACTCTGCTGTAGTCTCCTTGTCTTGGAACTTCTTTATCAAATCTTTGGCACTTACCCATGGGGCAATTAATAAAGGTATCCAGTATCCGCTCCACTCTCTACCATTGTATTTTGGGACCCATTCACCAAGTTTTCTTAGATAATCAGGTATCTCTTTGAAACACTTTTTGCACTGGAATATCTGCCTTTCAAAACACACCGACATCTGTGTAGGGTCTTCCATGCTCCATGAGAAGAAGTCCCACTTATTACAGTGAGGACATTTCACAAACCAATGCTTTTGGTCGCTCTTCTTCCAGTCAAGATGTATCCCTGTATCGGGAAGTGAAGGATGCGAGAATGTGTGTGTCTGTTTGAACTTTGAGTGTTGTAAACGTGCTTGATAGTCGTTAATGACATCGAGCTTGCTTGAATCCTTTTCATCGTGGACAAGTCTGTCCGCTGGAATCATCATCGCCGCCTTCTTGCTCCATGTTTGTCCTGTTACAGATACCTTTCCATTTCTACGTATAAATATAGTGCTGTTTTTTGTTGTCGGACACCATGCAACCCCTTTGTAAGTTTCAGAAGTGACGCTTGGGTTTGTCCATTCGTTTTTTCTTATTCGTACTAGTTGCATCTGCTTTGTTCCATATCTGTTGTCATTACTTTTGATATTTTTCAGATTACTTGTTTTACCTAAAAGAACAAGCAGTGCTTGAAATGCATCAGCCGTGCCGTTTTCCCTCTGATAAAATGAGGAACTTTTGTAGTTATCACCATCACTAAACATTAAGCCTCTAAATAACCCTCGCAACTCTGCTTTTGTTGATCCAAATACAATATCAAAAGTAAGTTTTTTGTCAGAGATGATCTTTCTAATCTTTGTACTCGCTTCTATACACAGCTCATATCTAAAACAGTTCTCCCCATGTTTCTTCTTGTAATAAGATACTCCAGCTTTTGCTAAGTCTACCTCTAATTCTTCACATAGTTTTCCCTGTATTATACAAACCTTCTCAGAAATATATACCTTTTCTTTGTACTTATCTCG